AGCACCAGAGCCTGTGTCGATTTGGTTGATTTCGTCAAAGGCAGCTATACTTTTCTTTGCTTGCTCGCCTGCTTTTTGGTAAGAGTCGCCTAAGTCGCTGACCTTTTCTTTTTGCTTGTCTGCGCCGTTGTTCGCTTTGTCGTAATCCCAACCTTTGAGTGTGTAAACGAACCGAGCGATAAACTCTGTCACGCTTGCGACTGCGTTTGCGAGTTTGGCTAAAGCAGGAAGAACCGAGTCCCAGATGGGCAGGAACGCTTGTGATAAGTTGAGTTTGATGTCTTTCCATTGTTCAATCAGTGCGCTTTGTTTAGCCATGACCGTGTTTTGGATTGTGTTGCCGTATTGCTTCTGAGCTTGTTCAAGGATAGCCTGCAAGCGGATTTGTTGCTGGAGTCGGAAGTCGATCTGATCCCATGACTTGCCGTTTGCGAATTTCTTAAACGCATCTGTCGACTCGATCATCGCCACGTTGACGAATATGCCTAAGTCCTCGATCGCCTCTGTGTTTCCGAGTAAACCGCTTCGAATCCGCTCAAATGTCTCATCAAGCGATTTACCCGCCCCAGCCGCCACGACACGAGTCGCCTGTACAATTTGTTGCGTCATACTGGAAAGTTGGTCGTTATCTTTGATGAAGCTAGACAAGATGACTCCGTAAGTCGAACCGAGCTGAGCGGCAGACGAGCGACTCAAACCTTGTGCCTTTGCAAACTCCATGTACTTCCGAGTACCTTGTCCGAGCGTCATGTTGAGTCGAGTCATATCCGCTTCAAACTTGACTGCTTGCTGACTCATCCCTGCGATCGCCGCTGTTCCAGCGATTGCCGCACCTGTTAAGACTCCAATACCGATGCCGACAGGTCCTAATCGAGCGCCTAGCGCAAGCGCACCGAGTGCCGCTTGTTCCATGCCTCCGCCCATCACACCAAGCGATCGAGTCATGCCACCGAAGCTCTTGATTGACTTCTCCATTTTGACTTGAAATGACTTGTTGCCAAGTTTGCCCAAGCTGTTTGATATGCCACTCATCGACTTATCGGTCTGACGTTTGAAGTTGCTTAGGTTTTTGCTTGCACCCATCAAAGCTTGACGCATCTGACTCGCATCGACACCGACACGAAGTAGCAGGTTTTTAATGACTGCCATCTATCCCACCTCCTTAATACACCGTACCACCCATCGCCGCATTCAATCGTTTGATTTCTTCAAGCATGTCCTCAACGGTCTGTGGCTTCTTTGGTTTATTTTCTTCTAAAATGGATTTTAAGCTTGGCAGCTTCTTCACTCTCTGCCAATACGCCGACAGATACGCCGCCACGATGCGATCTTCCTGTTCCTGTTTCATCCGATCCGCTCTCGCTGTGATGACGATGTTTAATTCAAAGGGAGTCATCTCCCAAAATTCTATTATGCTTAACCCCACTTGGGCAGCTGCCTTTAGTCCGTTTATGATGCTAAACTCGCTAGACTCGCCACCCGATGCTAGTTTTTTTCGTGTGTCCCAAATGATTCTGCAAATGCCTTGCCCATTGTGTCGACCACTTTGGCGATTGAACTATGCTCATCGATCAAGTCGATGACCTTATCTGGTGTAAGTTCTTTGTCCTCGTGAACCAGTCCTGCCCAGACGATGATTGCAGTCTGTTCCATTGATAAATTATCAAAGTCAATCTTGGATATGTTTGTTTGAAGTGATTTTTCGATGTGCGAGATGGCTTTCATTCCGTATCGGAAATTACGAGTTTTATCGAGTTGAATAGGCGTGTACATAGGATTTCCCCCAGATAGTAAAATAGGCTAGGAACGTTAAGCCCCTAGCCCTTGTTGCATTAAGCAGTTTTGATAGCAACCACTTCGTAGATTTTAGCCGTTTTGCCTGACTCGTTAGCGATGATGCTAAGTTTCTTACCAATGTTAAGCGTCAACGGAATGGATGCGGAAGCGGAACCAGATGTCAACACCTGTGAGAACACGTCATCGATGAACAAGTTGAGCGTGTGATTCGCCGCAGTCGCTGTAACCGTTACGCTTGTAGCTGTTACACCGCTGAATGAATAGTTGAAGTTTCCGTTTGCGAATGCTGGTGATAATGTACCACCTGCACCAGTCAATGACAAAGCGGAAAGACCAGCCGAAGCAGTCAAGCCGAGCGATGGTGCGCCAGTGACTTTAATTGTCGCTTCGAATGAAACAGCTTCTTCCATGTCGGAACCCGTTTTAATCGCAGTCACGACACCGTTGAATCCCCATGATGCGCCGAGTGTGGAAGGGAAAAGGATAGTGAACGCCGATGCGGTTGCGCCAGTGAAAAGGTTGTACAATGCGACTTGGCCTTGTGTGTCAGACGAATTGAAATAACCTTGTACACTGACCTCACCGCCGTCTTTCATCCCCTGCATAAACGTTCTCCAACCGTTCGAATCGAGTGTTGTAGTCTCGATGGTGTCAGCAGACAATTCAAGACCGCTGATGGACGTTAATTCAGCGATATAGTTAGCTCCGATTTGGAGTTTCGTACCTAATGCTTGTTGCGCCAATGTAATCCCTCCTAAATGTGTATTAAATATTCGATGTTACAGCGATACCAGCCGACCTGACCTTCGTACAATTCAGCGTAACCGTCTTGCGTCACGTTCTGGACGTATGAGCCATTTGTGCCGATGGTGCGATGCGGAAACGACTTGATGACGGTCATCACCTGTTCGGCAAGCGACTTCATTCCTGCATATGAAAAGTCAACGACATTCAGCTCGACTCGCATCTCCTTTGTCGGAAGAAAGCCAGTCAGCGTCTTATCGTTGATCGCACGAGAGACTGAATAGATGAGATAGGCAGGACGTGTACCATCTGGTGCGTTCAGTGGATAGATTTTATTGGTCAATCCTGCGATAATGTTTAGCTCCGCTCGAAGCGATTCCTCAAATGTCACGTCCTCACCCCTTTGCCCATTTTTTCATGAGTGCTTTGTCGATGTCCCTACTCAAGTCCATGATGATGTTCGCTTCGATCGCCGATTTGTTATCCATGATTGCATTCCGCATGAAATGAAATCCGTGAATATAATTGCCATTTTTAGCAATAAATCCGTACTCTTGGGAAGCAGGATAATACGCTCGCTTTCCTTCTTTGGAATACTTGACGAACACATCGTTCATGTCGGGATCCATCGCAATCTGGTAAACTCGTTTGCCTTTTTCCGATTTTTTTTCTTTGGTGACAACAATCCCTTTTTTGAGATCGCCCGTATCCTCTGGAGCATTTCGGATTGCGGATTGATAGACTATCCTCGCAGATGACAATGCCGCACGATTGACTGCGGTTTGAGGAACCTTGTTTAATTGCTTGAACATTCCCTCAATATCGCTCATGCCTTCGATTTTGGTTCGTTTAGTCACGAGACCACGACCTTCCGAACGTAAAGAAGCCACTCACGATTGAGTGACTTCACGTTGACGGCAGATAAAATCTCGTAAACATCGGAACCATGAACGACTTGCATCTCATTGAGAAGTCCATCGAAATAGTGACATCGGAATTTGGCTTCGACTCGACTGTTGGTCGCTTGGGCAGTGATGAACTCGTTACCGAGTAACGGTTCCCTCGATGCCCAAACACCACTTTGAAAGTCTACCCAGCCAAGCTCTTCACCGTAGCTATTCTGTGTTGTGGAACGTGACCGAATCGTGATCTTTTCTCGCATGTCCGCTCTCATGTTATCAGCTCCCTACTGTATATTCAGTCGACAACAGCAGATGACTTTTAAGCATGTGATAGGACTCGAGGAAGCGTTCCGATTCGGGATTGTCCCAGCCGAAATTGGCTTTGGCGTAAGTGGACACCGCCCTCTTAATCAGAGGGTCAGTGTCACTGTTTGCTTTAGCCACAAGCACACCCGACAGGATTAAGTCCTGTCGAGCGGCAGAGATGATGTCGGATATTTCCGTATCCGTTGCAGTCCCAGATACTCGCAGAACATCCTTGATGTCGGATAGCATGCTCATGTTAACTCAGCTCCTTATGAGGAAGCTTTGGAGATTTTAACAAACGCTTCAGCGAGTGCTGGCTTTCCGTCAGCCACAAGCAATCCACGATAAGTCACTTTTCCGCTTGCGAACGCTGCTTCACGAGAAGCTTCGATTTGCGGAGCCTGTGCGAAGTTGAAGTAGTAGTAGGACAGATCGCCGAACAGGATTGTATCGTCTGCGATGTAGTCGTTGATGATAACAGGGTAGCCGAAGATTGTGCCAGCGAAAGCGTCTTGTGGGTTGTACACGAAGATTGGCTCGCCAGTAGTCGATTTGATTTTGCGGATGCCACCGAACAAGGTTTTACGGTTCAGCACGATAGCTGCGTTTTGGTGGTACAGAGTCGGAAGAAGCGAAACACCATCAAGCAAGTTGTCGTAGCCAACGGAAGCGTTAGCCGCCCATGTTACGCTGTTTGAAGCGTTCCACGTGATACCAGTCAAGATGCCTTGTGGCTGGTTTGTGCCTGTACCGTTTAGGATGGCGTTTTCGATAGCGATTGCTAATTGGCGGGATAATTCAGCAACGATGTACGCCTCGAAAGCGTCAATCGTCATCGCTTGAGCCGCCGCAGAGATTTCAACCAGCTTGATAAGTTCGTAACCGTTCAACACAACAGAGCTAACAGTATCATCAGCCGCAGTGCCGTTTGCGCCTTCTGCCTTCCACGCCGCCGCATTCTTTGCGTTAGCGACAACAAGAGAAACGTTTCCGCCGATGTAAGATACGCTTACCTTCGGGAACAGGACAGAGGACTGACGAAGCTTGTCGATGATGCTGTTAAGCGTTTGTGTCGGAACAGCCGCACCAGCAGAGCCAGCCGCAGTAGTTAACGCACGCTTCTCAGCGTCTGTGATTGCCTTACCTTGTAGCAACTTGAAATAGCCTGAACGATACTCTGCGCTTGCTAAAACGTCTTCTTTTGTCATGACTTCCATTTCCATTTTTCTTTCCTCCTTGGGAGCTTCAATTTGGTTTACTGGAACGATGCCAGCTTGAATGCCTTGTGCCAAAGCGGCACGTTGTTCGATTTGTTGCTTTTCCACTTCGAGCGAACGAAGCTCGGTGTCGATCGCTTCTAGCTCGATGTCCTGCTCGCTTTCAAGTAGAGAACGAATCTCTAGCTTGCGAGCTTCGATTTCTTGCAAACGATTCATGATAGTACCTCCTGTAATTGGTTAATTTGCCAGCCACTAAGCGTAAGCGAGAAGTCCATCGCCCTGTGCTAACTATCCAGCGAGCACTCGCTTCAATTTCGGCAAAAACAAAAATTCCTCCGAATGTCGAAGGAATTAGAGTTTCGTGAGCATAATTAAACGTTGACGTTTGCGCTTCTCTTGCTCGATGATTTCCTGTTGCGCTTCGAAGTAACCTCGAGCGTTGACGCTTGTGTCGGCATAAGCAGGATGTGCCACAAGCGACACGTCATAGACTTTCTTGATGTCTGTGATCGTGCGAAGGTTCGTGTTCCTGTCGTAACTGTCCTCTCGAACAGTAAAGGCGAATGACATCTTGTCGATGTATCCGCCTCTGACTTCCTCATACATTTTGCGACCTTCTTCGGTTCCGCTCAGATCTGCTCGAAAGCGTAAGCCAATCTCATCGATTGTTAACTGCAACGTCTGATTTCTGGTCCGAGCAAACACTTTGCCACCATGCTCAAAATTAAGGACCACATCTGTCATGTCAGCGTTCTGGAGTGCACGAGAGTCGATTTGTTCCTTGTATTGTGTCCCTCCGCTCTCGTAAAGCACTGTTGGTGAATTGAATTTGAGCGCATACCCTTCAAGGATGTACCCTTGCGAATCCTCGCTCGCACGAATCTCGAATGACTCCAATCTGCGGAACTCTCTATCCTTTCGTGTCGGTTCCATCTGTACCACTCCCCTCGTTTTTCTTTAGCCCAAGCTGGTACTGATTCGCCAATTCCGAATCAACAAAGTTAAGCGAGACAATCCGCTTCTCGCCACCCTCGATCGGAGGAAGGTTAAACACTTCCAAACCTTGATTCAATGACATCATGCCTCTATCGATAAGCATCGTGACGACTTCCACCTTCGTTTTGTTCGATGCGTATTGGAGTCGATTCGATTCGAAGATGATCTCATTTCCGTAACCTTGTTCTTTCGCTGTGAACAACTTCGAAGTGAATTCAAGCGACAACTGAATCGCAATCGGTTCGATGGTCGACTCGTAAAAGGCGTTCCACTGATCTTCGGAATAGTCGGACTTGATGATCGACTCGTTCACGCCGAAGTAATTAAACACCTTCGTTTTAGCCGCTTGCATGACTTTCTCATCGACCATTTTCGGGTCGTTCTTTAACTCGATATAATCCGCTTTGGCATCAGTTGCGGCAATTCCACCGTTGTTCGTGATGTCCATGTAGTCACTGATAAACAAGTCACGCTGACGCTTCATGTCCTCAGGCTTCAACATGTTGCTAAATTTGAGTAATCCTCGCAAGTAGGCACTCGACTTGACCGCATTCTTGATGCCTTCGTCTGTTGTGTGGATAAGGTCTAATGTCGGCATCAGCGCACGTTCGGAAGTCTCACCGTATAAATCATTGGAATAAAAAAACCGCCTCAAATGGATAAGGTCGGAATAAGGCAGCACGATTTGTTGACCGCCGAGGAACATAAACTTAGCGAATATCTCACCTTTGGATTCCATCAATTGAACAGTTGGTGCGTTGATTGGATATAGCGCACGAACACCGCCAGTCGAGTCCCAGTCGATGAAGATGAAGCTGTTGTTCTTCATGTACAACTGCGTGACGACTTTGTACAAGAATGAGTAAGCGTCCATGTGCGGATTCGGTCTGACCGCCAAGAGTCGCTCAAGGTTCGATTCCGTCAACTGGACTTGTCCGTCTTTTCTTCGAACGTGCTTCGGACGGAGTTTCGCCGCATTCCGAGCAATCGCATCGACTGCTGAGCGCACGATGTCAGAATCGTAAGCATCAGTCGAAGTCGAAGTGAAAATTGGTGCGAAGCCGTTTAGCATGCGTAGAGTCGTCACGTCTTTGGGTTGGGAAGCTGGTTTGTTGCCAAACACCATGTTAAAAAGTGAGCGTTTTTCTGCGATTGGAATCACCCCCTAGATTAGCGATTTGAAGTCGTTATATTTTTGGAATAAAACAGTATAGGCAATAATCAAAGAGACAGCCCCATCGATTCGTGCTCGCTGGTGCTGTCCCTTGATTGGTCTTATGTTGTCGTTGTCGTCACGCTTAACACTCGTGTTCGTGAGACACCATTTCAAAATCGGATTATTGTTGTAGTTGATTCGCTTCGCCGACAGATCTGCTCCCATTTCTTTCATTGGTTGAGATAACGTCTGCGCACCTTGTCGGACGACTTCCATTTGGAACCCGCTGGAGATCATCTCATCGACCCAGTACTTGCTATTCCATGGGTCATAGCCAATCCAGACTGGTCGGATGTCGTATTCGTCATATACCTTTTGGAACCATCGGGTCACATCGGAATAGTCAACCTTGTTCCCTTCGCACAGTGTGAGAAGTCCCCGATCTGCCCAGAGGTCATAAGGGATTCTATCCTCTTTGACTCGCTGGTCGATGATGTCGGCAGGCAGGAAGTATTGTTGCAGGATGTACTTTTTATCGTCATCTGGCTTCATCACGACCAGAGTCGCACACGATAAGTCTGTTGTGCTCGACAAGTCGACTCCGCCGATTGCGTAAGTGTTTCTAATCTCATTGATGTCAAATGTCGCTGTGTTGTTGATTTCTTCAAACGTGAGCCATGCCTCACTGGACGTGTCGGGAATATTGAAGTCCTTCGTGAGAAGGTTCTTCACAAGCATTAAGTTTGCTTTAGCTTTGTTGACCTTCGTTTGAAGCTGGTCGATTTGCTTGATTGTGCCTAAGCCTGGATTCGCTTTGACCCAAGCATCTGCATCTGTCCACTCAGAGCGTTCGTCTAACTCATATATAATCGGCAGGAATCGGTCATCTCGATAACCGTCTGCATCGTCATATCCGTTTAAGACTCGGACTGCTTCATCGTATTTGAGATCGTACACTGCTTCACGAACGGTTCCTGCTGTTGTGATCATCACGATCAACGGTTGCTCTCGTGCGCTTGTTCCGTCAACGATGACATCGTATAGGTTTCGGTCTTTCCACGCATGGATTTCGTCCATCATGGCACCGTGCACGTTCAGACCGTCCAGCGTCTCGCTATCTGCGCCAAGTGGCTTAAATGAGCTGTCGTTCCAATCGCTGACCAATTCAGCGACAAGTGGTTTGATTCGTTTGAGCAACGCTGGCGACTTCTTAACCATTCGCTTGCTTTCGAGCCAAACGAGCTTCGCTTGATCACGTTTCGTTGCAACAGCGACTACTTCTGCACCCGCTTCGCCGTCTCCCACTTGTAAGTAGAGCGCGATGCCTGAGGCGATTGTCGACTTCCCATTTTTACGAGCGACAACAAGAAGTGCTTCTCGATATTTTCGATTTCCATCTATTCGATGCACGAAGCCAAACATCGCCGCAAGGAAAGCTTTTTGCCACAATTCAAGGATGATGGGCTTTCCGCCCCATTTACCCTTTGAATGCTTGCAGTAGTTTTCGATGAACTCGATTGCATGGTTCGCTCGCTTTGAATCGTACTCATATTCCGTATCGTCTCGGAATACGTCCTGCTTCAATCGCTTGTAGACTCGTCTGACTTTATCGCAGACCACAAGCTGACCCGATTCGATAAGTTCGGCGTATTCGAGAATCGGATTATAAGTCGATGGATATTTGATCACCGATCGCTCACGAACGACTCGAATCCGTCATCCTCATCCTTTGGAGCCTGTTTCGGAACCAAGTCAGTTAGTTGCTTCATAATGCTCTGATAGTTCTTATTCATGGTTGTATACAACCTTGCGACTGGTCGTTCTCGTTCATATGGGTCAGTATTGACCGATTGCGAGAACAGTTCGACATATCCACCAGAATCAAGGTCTGCTTCGTAATCTTCAAGCGTTATCCGCATGAAGGCAGCTCGACGAATCAAGCCGTCAGCGATTCGCATGATGTCGTCTGGTATGTTGGTGAAGCTATCTCGTAGTCGCTTCTCCTCTTTCGAGATTCGACTAGCTTTCAGTAGCTTTTCCTTCTTCTCGTTAGGTTTTTCTTTCTTTATTGGTACTCCCATTGAACCACTCCTTCCGGTAGGGGAGCCTCGTGTGTGACCTGTGAGTTTTGCTAATG